ATGGTACTACTTGACCGTTTAGGAAGGCTTCGTTCTCGTCTAGGGCTGATGCTTCGTTGTGGATGAAGTCGGAGTCTTTGTAGAAGTATTCTATGTTGGCTCCGAAGCCTTTGAAGATCTTCTTGGATATCTTTTCACCGTCTAATCTTGCTGCTGTTGGTTGGGTTAGGGGGTTGGACATTAGGAACTGTGTTGCTTGCATTAGGCCTGTAGCCATGGATTGGTCGAAGACAACCATTGATTCTATGTCTAGGTCTAGGCTGAAGAGGTTGTTCTTTGGTAGGGCTGTCCATAGTTCTTTAGGGAAGTCGTAGCCTATTAGTTCTACTATTTCTTTGTGGGTGTAGTATTTGTCTGCTAGTTCTAGTACCTTTTGGGATATGTCTAGTACTGCTTGTTTTACGAAGGATAATAGGTAGTCTCTTCTTACTCGGCCTGTACCTTGCTCGAAGGCTGATTCTGTGGCTGTTTTGCGTTTGGTGGAGTTCATGCTTTGGAAGTCGTATACTCCTAGACCTCTGTCTATTAGGCCTGAGAAGGATTGTATGGAGTTGAAGTAATCTGCGCCCATTTGGAGGGGAGCTTCTCTTCTTACTCTTGCTCCTGAAGGGCCTGCTAGGGCGTTTGCTTCTACTTCTAGCATATCACCTTGTCTTGACATGCGCCATGCTTCTAGCTGTTGTTCTGTTAGGGCACCCTTTTCGTATACTAAGACACCGCCGAAGATGTTTATGTGGCGTATCTGAGCTGTTAGGACTTGGTTGATGGCTAGGGCTTCGTCTTCTTGGGTTCCTAGGGTGGATATTCCTCTTAGTCTGTCGTTTAGGGTGGAGAAGCGGAGGAGGGTGAAGGCTGATGTTTTGCTGTTGTTTGTTACGAGCTTAAGGAGGTTTGCTGGTTGTACTGGGTGGGTTGATGTTGCGTCTTCTTGGGCTATTGTTGCTATGTTGTTTTCTGATTGTTCGTGGTATTCGTAGAGAGTTGTGTATTTGCGTTGGGTATGGTGTTGTACAGCTTTGTATAGGTCACCTTTAGGGGTGTCTTGTTCTATAGTGTGGCCTTCTAAGTTCTTGGTATTCTTAAGGGATTTGTCGTCTTGGAGTAATCTGGTTTCTTTGGTGTATCTGTGGGCGATGAAGGCGCAGTTGTCGAAGGAGCCTGTTGCCATAGGGTCATATAGGACATCTTCAGGGCATAGGGATGTTACATAGATGGATTTCTTGGGGAGGCTGAAGGGTGCTGAGGATTCTGATTTAGTTGTTATGCCTGTTTTAAAGACACCCCAGCCGTATATTAGGGCGTTCTGGATGCCTTTACGGAGTTCATCTCCTATGTTTAGGGATGGGTATAGGGCGTTGAGGATATCACTGCGTAGGGAGCATATTAGAGCTGTTGGGTAGTGTTCTGTTATGCCATCTGGGTTGGTTATTATAACATCATCTTTGTGGGAGTTTACTGATATTACTGGGTCTTGGTAATATAAAGATGGTATTATAAGGTTTATGAGGGTGTAGAAGGTGTTTACTACGTATGGTGTATCTAAGCCTGGGGGATAGATACCATCGATATAACCTATGTAGCGTCTTGATTTCTCAAGCCATTGGTTCTCGCGTTGATACAGTTTTGCTACCTCTATGTCAGCTGAGGCTATTTCTAGGTATTCTTTTTGTTCTTCTAGCTTAGAAGTCTTGTCTTTAGATTGTTTGGTATCTTTTTTCATTTATGAATGCCACTTTCTGAGTTTAGCTGCACGTTCTCTGTGGTATTTGTCTACAAATCTTTGTTTTACTTCTCCTAGTGAATCTTTGGGGTATGAGGGTGTGTCTGTTTCTGAGGGGGTTGTTACCATTTCTAGGATATAGGATAGAGCGTCTACTCTGTCGTCGTGTCTGCCTGGGTAGTTACATATTTGGTCTACTAGGCCCTTTTGAGTGCAGCCTGTGTATGTGCCGTCTGTGGAGTGGAACTTGATTCTGCCTAGTTTGATGAATGGTTGTAAGGCTAGGATTCTTCTTTCTTTAGCGTTTAGCTTATTACCTGAGTGGAGTTCTGTTACGAAGAAGTTAGTATGTCCACCCTCTTTACGTTTAGTGTCTAAGTACCATTTGAGGGTATGTTGATATGCGTCACATTCTATGCCTAAGGGGTTAGGATGCCATGTATCTGCATGTCTATATATTTCATCTACTATTCTATCTGTTGTTAGATGATCAGAGGTTATGTCTGCTACGTGTATATTACTCTCTGTATCTGTACCTGCGGTGATTATGACTGTCTCGTCTGCGTCAGGGTCTAATGACTTGGCTGGGTCTACTGCTGTGCAGAATCTTAGGTTGGTGGGTAGTTTGTCGTAGTATTGTATGTCCTCTAGCTTGAAGTGACACATGTCGTCTGGTAGGGGGTTGTTCTGGAACTCTTGTTGGAAGGCTACTGGAGCTACGTCACGGCGCATTAGGAGGTTCTCTGTGGGGTATTGCTCAGGCCATACGCTGTACTCTACACCTTCTTTAGTTGTTTCTAGTGCTCTGTATAGCTTCCTGAACCAGTTTACTCTGTCGCTGTATTGGGTATTGATTAAGGTGCTTATGAAGCCTAGAGGGTGTAAGACTGTTCCTGCGATGATCATGGTGCCTTTAGCGTGTAAGGAGCCGAACCACTCGCTAGAGAATTGATGGGTTATCTTATCTCTTTGTTCTTTACTTCTTACGTTTATGTCGTTCTCTATATCATCTAGGATTAGCCAGTGAGGTCTTTCTCCTCTATATCTAGTATCTATACCATAAGGTGTCATCTTGGTGTTCTTGGTTGTTACGATACCTTCTACTGAGCCTTGACCTATTAGGATACTGCCGAAGTCTTGTATTATCATAGAGTTATGTTTAAGCTCTCTTATAATAACTGTCATTCTTCTCTTCTGTATGTTCTTTATAGATGATCCTACTAAGGCTATTGTACAGTTGTTCTTTGTAAGTAATAGGTATAGTGGAAGAAAGACTGAGAATATCATAGAGTTGTGTGTTAGGAGATAATCATCTGTTATGTATCTACCATCTTCTGCTTCTACTGTTATACATCTGCCTAACGCTGCGCTGTAGGGTTCAATTGCTGTTATGGCGTTCTTTAGTGTTCTACTCCCCTGCCATCTATCCGCTTTCCTTGAGAGTCTTGCTGGGTTGATATCCTTAGATAGCTTGCAGGATACTCTATAGGACTGAAACCAATGGGTTGAATATTTGTTTACCCGTGTTTGCTGAGAACTTACAAGGGCTGTACCGCCAAGGCTGCGTACTAGTTCTACCACTCCGTCTATTAGGTTCTTGTCCTTGTTACAAAAGCTAAAGGTTTTGCCATCTGGGGCTACTGTACCATCTGTGTCTATTAAGCCTTGCAATAGAGCGTGTCGCTGGGTTATGCTGCCTATTAGGTAGGCTTTGGGGATATGCTTATTGTTAAGAACTTCTGCCTTTCTTAGGTCTTTAGAGAGTCCTTTTATCTGGTACCTATACTGTGCTGATTTGGATTTAGTATTAGGGTATGGTATGTATGATAGAATTTCTGGGTCTGCTGTTGTGAGCTGTCCTTCTCTAGATGTTCCATCTCCTAGCCATAATCCTAGCGTATAGGGGTCTACTGGTAGATGCTGTTCTGGTAAGTCTACTGGAGCTGGGTTTGGAAGGAAGTGTCTATATTCTGTATATGTTTCTCCACTGCGTTTATCCAATCGTGGGGCCTTGTAGTTCTGTGCTAGTTCTTGTGTTTCTTTAGTTATTTCTCTGTTCCCTGTGTTGGAGGGTGTTTCTACAGTCCATAGGTGCTCTGCGTTACATAGGGTGCTACGGCCATCACGGGTGGATACCTTATACAAGTCCATCTTGCTTATTGGATGTAATGCTATAACTGCGGTTGGAGCACCGTTGGAGCCTATAACCTTATCCCCTACACTGAGGCTTCCTATCGTAGACCATCCATCTGGGGTGAGTACCTTGGAGTTAAGGCTTTGGGCCTTAGCATGTCCACGTGGAGCTGCTATAACCATACCCTCTCCTGCAAAGATAGCTTGCATCCACTCATCATGCATAGGAGCAAAGGGGGCTTCACAATACTCTTCTAGGTAATATAAGCAGAAAGCTTTAAATATTTCCCATTCCTTGTATTGTGGTTTATCCATAGTTTAAGGAGGGTGTCAGTTGTATCCTCTGTGCTTCACCGACATATAGGGGTTGGGCGTATAACGGATGCAGAAGGCCCATGAGGAGGGAGTGTGTTATGTCTTGTTATAGTCATGTCTTGTTTATACATACATTATATCATACACTTAGCTGTTTGTCAAGTAGTAGCTCTGTAACTCGTTGATATCATTGATGTTGTCTATAGAGGGTATATAACTACTCGGTCTATTTGTACCCTGTGTGGTGAGCTAGGGTAGCTTAGAGGCTGTTTAAATGGACTATGTTCAGGAAACTGCTATAAAATATTATAATTAGGTGGGGTTGCCTATCTCCCTCCGTGGGGCCCCCTTGGGGTACCCTCCCCCTTGTGGATGAACGGGTTTATTATACGACTGTAGAGGAGGGCGCTTGCAAGGCCATGAGCCAGCCGATCGGTGGATCACCTAGTGTATTACCTACTGGTGTAGTGATGATGATTATCCTTCTATGGGTGGCGGGGGTGTATAGGGTATTGGGGGGACGAAGTGTATCTACTATCATTACTATCATATGGTATAAGCTATTGATATCATTAGGTTATACTGGTATTATGGTTATCATTATGATAGGGTATGGTTATCACTTTGATAGGTATATCTTATTACATTACAGGTAGTTAGCCATTACGTCAATATGTGGTCAATCTCTTGACGTTATTCCCTAGCTTGACCGCTCTAAGTAGCTGATATTGCGTTGTCATAGTTTGGCATGACGTTTGCATACTATAATGGTATGAAGAATACACAGCACATAGTAGGGCATATAAATGATAGTACTCCGCACCTTTTACGCTTGACTTATGATAACTTCGGGTTTAAAGTCATGATCAAGGTATGGATGGCATTGCATAGCAGTAAAACAACGACTTACTTATCATTGGTAAGTAAATAACAAGGAGGATATATAATGGCTAAAGTAACTGCATACGAGAAAATGAAGTTGGAGAATAATGAAGCAAAGGTCGTAATAGATGTTGAAACGTTTTCAGAGCTTACATTTAAGCATGTTGAGGTAGCAGAGCGAGTATTAGACCTGCTAGGTCTTGATTCTAAAGTATTAATGGATGCGGTGGTAAAGCAGCGCAAGTTAGCTAAAACAAGTTAAGGTTTTACCTATATAATCAGATATGGTTGTATAGGATATAACCTTAAACGTAATGGGAGGTGTGATTATGGCTAGGTATCTAATAGAGAATACAATCGGTATGGTATTGATAGGTGTTTTAGGGTATGTTATAGTATGTTTATTGTTTGTAATGTAGTTAACTAATGGGGTGATATAATGGACAGTTTATCTAAAAAGATGAGGGATTTACTTAATGGCAAAAGAATTGTAGCGGGTGATGAGGAAATGAGATTCTTTGAGAATAACTTACCTGAGAATAAAGTCAATCGGTTGGCATCATTAATTAATGTAAAAGGTTACGGACTGCGTGATAGGTATATCGCATGGTTAAAATAAGATGTATAATGTAGGTTAAATGGGAGGTTATGTTATGACTAGAATATCTAAAGATGACTTGGAAAGACTAGTAAGGTTTATAAATGAGCGTACAGGACATGCTACAGAGCCTTACACGAAGGTTAATGGTGAATATAAGCCTAATGCGGGCAATTATCATTTATCGGGTGCGTATGGTGGTTATAGTCTACATCAGATGTGTTCTACGGGTAGTGGCACAAGTGATGTGTTTAGGTGTGGACATGTGGCGAAGCGCGACTTGTATAATAGAATGTCCGCTTTCCATGATGGGTTAGCTGTTGAATAGTTATACAATGTTATTAGATAAGGATGGTGATATTATGAAGTATTGTATTAAATGTGGGAAGCTGTTCGAGTCTAGTCTTACAGTGCATAGAGGTGTAGCTTGCTTTGCTTGTAAGGCTTGTGGGTTTACTATGCCGATCACTTGGCATGAGATGATGGAAGCTGGTATTAGTATGTATGGTGAGATATTGATTAATGAGTTAGATGAGGCTGAGTATAATAATGATGCTTATAGAAAGGGGCGTATGAAATGATTGAGTCTTGGCAGATAACATATGATGATAAAGAGTGGACTTGTGAGTTAGACTATACCGTAACAAGGTTAGACATTACAACGTGGCCTGATGGTCAACGTGGAGAGCCTGAGCTGTATGTTGAGATAGATAGTGTAAGTGTTACGGATGAAGATGGACTGGAAGCTAATGAGAATATTGCTCAGACTGTATGTGATCTTGCTGAACATAAGATATGGGAGGTGTTATATGGGCATAGATAATGATAAGGATAGGGAAGAGGCTATTGACTTCTTGGAGGGTTGCGCGTATGATCGGGAAGAACTAGTGCAAATGGGCGATGAGGAGTTAGATCAAAGGTGTTTTGATGAATGTCATAGTATTGTTGACTTCTTATAAGGGGGGTGATTGTGGAGAGTATTAAAGGTTATGATGATTATAAGGGTGCTAGTCCTATTGATGATGGGTTTATAGAGATAAGTACTTGTTATTACTGCGGTATTGAGGATAGTGATGATGTTATGTTAGTTAATGTATATGAGGAGGATATTAATAAGGATATACTGGTATGTGATAATTGCATTGATGAGATGCGGAAGGGTAGGTTATGAATATATTCACTAGAGTTAATAAGATAGATTATAAGATATGGTATGCCAGGAATGGGGAGAGAGATGTTTATGACGGGTTTATGTTGCCCGCTATGTGCTACGTTCGGCTGAATAAAGCTCGGCGGTTTAGTAAAGTAGCTAATTACGTGTTGGTTACCTTTATAGGAGCTGTTCTAATGGCTGTTATGAGCATTGTGTTGGGGGTAAAGTGAAGAAAAGAGGGAAAAGAGGGGTAAGGGTACACCTAATTATTGCGTCCAGTGGTGAGCCTCTCAGAGCGTTTAAAGGGTATGTTTTATAGGAGGTGTTATGGCTTATGATAGGTGTAGTTTGTGTGGTATGTTGACTAAAGAGAGGTTTGAGTTGTTGTTTAAGAATAGGGGGACTAGTTACGTGTTTCAGGGGAAGTTTGGTAAGGTTAGGTTAAGTGGGGATGAGGAGGGGTTTGGTAGGATGGTGCCAGCTGAGGAGGTTCATGTATGTACTAAGTGTTTACTGGGTATAATGAGTAAGTGGATGTTGGATAATGAGGAGGATGGGGCTTATGTATGAGTTGTTTATGTTTGTTGTGTTTATAGCTATAGTATGTCACTTTATAATGAAAGGAAGATAGATCATGGATACTGATACTATGCTAGAGGATGATAGGGTGGAGAAGCTTAGGTGGGAGGCTCTTGTAGCTTGTGATATGTTGTGGGATGAGATGAATATAGATAATGGTACTAAACAGATGTATATACAGCTTCTACGTACTGTTATGGGGCTGGAGGGGGAGGTATGAGAACACCGATAGAAGAGCTAGAGCCTGGGGAGAGGATGCTATTGATTAAGGTTATTATACAAGCGATAGAGGACATAACGATGGAGTATCCTGTAGCTTATGAGGAAGATAGGGGGTACAGTTATTCAAAAGCTGAAGCAAAACGGTGGCTTAGGACTTTTGGGGCGGAAATCCTCAATAAAATCAACGTGCCTCGACTGTGTATATTGGAGGGGTTAAAACACCCTGAGAAATTGTGGATATATTTCAAGGAGTTAGAGCGACGAGAAGGGCTGCTACTTGACAAATGAGGTTCTGTGTGGTATAATAAGAGCATAAGGGGCAGCCGTGCACCTACATACTAGGATATTGGAGGTTATATGAGGAAGATAGTTATAAGGTTTGATGATGGACATGAGTTATGTATAGAGAATGTTATATCTACTAGTGATGATGATCTTAAGCCTCAGAGAGGTATGCTTGTGGATATTAGGAAGGATGATTATACTCTTACTGTCAAAAGTATGGGGGGTACTACTGAGGTATGTAAGAGTAAGATAGTATATATAGAGGATAGTAAGTAATAATGTGACTGGTTTATATTGTGACGCTGGGTATAAAGGAGAATGATTATGAAACAACAAGCAATAATATGTGACATTGATGGGACGCTTGCAAATATAGACCATCGAATTCACTTCTTAAGTGGAGCGCATAAGGACTGGAGATCCTTCTCAGAGTCTTGTGTTACTGATGCCCTGAATATTTGGTGCAAGACCGTCTTAGAGAGATTTAGCGACGCTTATAGGATTATTCTAGTAACTGGTAGGTACGAAGAATTTAGAGATGTCACTGAACTGTGGCTGAGTCAAAATCATATAGAGTATGATAGATTATACATGCGAGCCGATGGAGATAGTACACAAGACAGTGAGGTAAAGAAGAAAATATACCACTATCACATAGAACCCCATTATGACGTTCTATTCTGCATAGACGATAGACAGCGCGTCGTTGAAGCATGGAGGGAGCTGGGACTTACCTGCCTTCAGTGCAAGAAAGGTGATTACTAATGGAGTGGTTTGAGGATTTTATTATTAGCCTGTATTGAGAGGTTGGAGGTGGGAAATGATGGTTAAGGGGATTATATTGTTGAGTATTGATAAGGATAGAGAAGGTAAGGAGATAGAGATTCATTGGGATGCTGATAATCCTGAGCTGGAGAGGTGGACGATAGAGGCTGAGAGGTTGGAGAGGAATGGAGAGGTTGATTATGATATTGACGAGGGATGAGAAGGTAGCTTTATACCTTGATATGCTTAAATATGGCAAGATGTGGGCAGCTATTAGGAGTAGTAGTAATGCTTGGGCTATGGAGCAGATAGATGAGGCTTTAAGGCTGCACCTGTGGGAGACTATATGTAAGTTCCCTGATCTGGATAAGCTGTCTATGCGTAAGCTGTTGAAGTTGAATACTAGGTGGTGTATTACTGATTGTTTAAGGAAGATATATTATAATGGTAAGAGAGGTTATAAGCCTGTGGTTAACGTAGAGTGGTTAGAAGACACCAATAATACATTATCTACAGTAGCTTGTACTGAGTTCTTAGATACCCTTGATGAATGGAGAAGATCCTTTATATGCTCTCTTATGGAAGGACAGAAGCTAAAGGATGTATGTAAGGATAGAGGTATAACAGCTTCTCATGGTATATATCGTAAGAAGTATATTAAGAGATACTATAAACAATTACAAGAGGGTAACAGTAAGGTTCCCTGGGTTAAGGAGATAATATGAACCACCTAACATGTGATGAGTGTGAGAATATACTAGATATGTGTGAAGTAGAAGAAGCCTTACTAGATGGTAAACATCTATGTGATATATGTAGAGTATTACTTCATGGTGGTTTGTTTAGTGATGATGATGGTGAGGCTTATATGGAAGAGGATGAGCTAACTGTAGTATTTACACCTGATGATGATTATTAACTTTACTAGATATTAACTTTACTAGTAGACATACCACACATAGTATGGTATAATAGGACATACAATAAAAGAAAGTCTTTAAAGGAGATAACAATGGACAGATGTGAATACAGAAGGTTCCCAGTAGGTGGAGGCTTCGATGTATTCGAGGTGTGCAAAACATCTACACTTGTGAACAAGTGTAAAGGAAACTGTCATGATAGCAACACATTGACAACAAAAAATTCTAGGGATAGCAACACGGCTTACACTACAAAGTGTGATTTCTGGTGTAAAGTAGTGCAACTTTTAGAGAGGTTTACAGTGCCTCATATGTGGAGGAGATAACAGTCCACAATACTAATATTGTGTCAAGGTATAACAAAGTTATCATGGTTTAGTAGTAATAGATAAGTCGGTATATATCTGTAAGTACCGACATAATGAAACATAATGTGGGAAGGGCTTATGAAGTGTATACTTAAAGAGATGTCCCGCATTGACAAGGAGGCCAAGTGATTAAGTTTGTATTTGTTATAGAGGAAGGTGTCATATGGTCTAGACCTTTAGACAAGGTTAAAGATGAGATCTATTACGAAACACACGAGGAAGCTTTAGAAGCACTTAATGCAGAATAGAATCATCGAAGCGGGTGCTGATGTGTTGGCAACATTGGGTCATGCAGAGAAGCCATTAAGTCTGCCACCCGCAACGATGGTTTTTAAGGAGGAGATATGAAACTAAAAGAAGAGTTTAGGAAAGAGATAGGGATATCTGAAGCGATCATAACATGTAGAATAGAGGATTGGTGGCTATCCAAGATAGACTCTATCCTCGATAGGCTTACGTTGGAGAAGAAGATATTCGAGATCAAGAAACAAATACACAGTATTAACCCATCGAGCGATGAGATCGCTTACCTTATCGGTGCGCAGGACATGAAGGACGAACTAGAAGCCATTAAGAAAGAGATACGGGGGGAGTTATGAGTAAATATATAGACGATATAGTGGAGGAGTTTAGAACAAAAGCACATAGCCTCCTAGATATTGACAATATAGAGACTGGTGACAATTTGCTATCGGACACAGGACTTGAACGATTTGAAGCCTTCCTCCGCAAGAAGATAGCAGAGACTATAAAACACACTGAAGAGCTTACTATAGAGAAGTGTGCGAAGGTTGTAACCGATTCAAGAAAGAAGTATGAGAGCCAACCACGCATGGGTAAGCCTGTTGAAATGGCGATAAGAAGCCACATAAGAACGTGTTATGATTTAGCAGAAGCCATCCGCAAGATAGGAGAGTGATATGAGATTATTCTTATGCTGGCTACTAGGACATAAGCCTATACAGAAGATGGGCGGTATAATCTGTCAGAGATGTAGGCGACTGATAAGAACAAAATAAGGGGTAAGGGTATGGGTTAGGGGGTAATCGTTCAATGTACCCCCACTAGCGGCTGAATAAGGGGGTATATAATGGCATGTATGGAATGTCCTAATTGTGGTTGGATGGGTAATTTGTGTAATTGTCCTGAGTGTGGGTGTACTAGCCTTGTGTGGGATGAAGGACATGATCATGAGATATGTGAGGAAGACCTAGAGGAGGAAGAGGATGATACCGAATAGGATAAAGAAGTGGGAAGATAAGGATACAGGGTTTAGGTATAGTATATATGATCATAGACCTGAACCTCATCCATCACCATCATCTATATTAGGGTTATGGAAGTGGGATAGTGGAGGATTAGACAACTGGAGAGCTAAGGTAGGTATAGCTAAGTCTAATGCTATAAGAGATGCTTCTGCTGCTATAGGTACTATGTTACATGATGCCTTTGAGAACTACACCAAAGGCGTGACAGTAGAAGTACCAGAGAAGTATAAGGCTTTATATACAGAGACATGTCAATGGATTGACAAGCAGGAGTGGAAGGAGGTTATAGGTACAGAGGTATCATTAGTACATCTAGACCATGTATTTGGAGGTACTGTAGATCTTATAGTAAGAACTAAGAAGGATAAGATAAGAGTTATAGATTATAAGACAGGTGATCTAAGAGGATATGACCCTAAGAAACATACATACTTTAGATATAGTCCCTCTAAGATGGTTAAGACAGGTGAACAGATGGCAGCTTATGCTAAGGCTTATGAATCTATGACAGGTATAAAGGTAGATGAACTACAGGTAGTAAACCCATCAGTTAAGACCAATAGAATGGAAGCTACTAATGTATATACTCATATAGACTACCTATACAAAGGCTTCCTACATAGACTAGAAGCATGGAAACACGAGAACTTTAACATGTTAGTGAAAGGATTCTACGCACCAGGGGATGAGAAGATACTACTTAAATGGGATATGAAGCTCGTGTTGAGTGACTTCCTAGAGCAATTTAACTTAGAGCAGTTTAACCAAGGAGGAAAGTAATGTTTAGTAAACTAGATCTACCAGCAGCGGCTAAGAAAGGTGGAGGAGATGACTTCGCAGAGATAGTACGTACTAGGTTTAAGGTAAACAGTAAGACTACAGGTGTATTTGTAGGTGAACCTCAAGAGACATATACCCACTGGGAAGGTGAATATCCTAACAGTAAGTTCGCAGGTGTATGTACAGGAGAGAACTGTGTAATGTGTCAAGAAGGTAATAAGGCTAGGTTTGCTATGCAGATAAACTTCCTTACCTTAGATGGTACAGGTACTCCTACTATGACAATAGCAGAAGGTCCTGCTTCCTTTGCTAGAGCCTTAAGAGAGAAAGAAGAGCTTAAAGGTGAAGGTTACTTCGATGGTACAGTTATACACATCAATAGAACAGATAAGACAGCCTTTGCAGTAGATGATATCAAAGCTCCAGCAGGGTTAGATAACCTTAAGACCATCATGGCTGAAGTACAAACCTTTGATCTTAAAGCTATGTATGAAGCAAGAGTAAAGAAGCAGTTAGAAAATGCAGATACCAGTACAACAGCTCCATATTAATTTCCTTTCTTGTGGGTTGGGTATACAATAGTGTATACCTCTCCCATAGGAACAAGGGGGTGTATAATGAGTATTGTTAAAAAGAAGAAACATAAACCAGTATTAGTATTCGGTGATCTACATTCACCATACCACCATAGACTAGCCTTATCCTTCCTTAAGAGAGTACATAAGGATTATGGTTGTGCAGCTGAGGTAGTATGTGTAGGTGATCTATATGACTTCCATGCCATGTCTCGCCATACAACAGAACCAGATGCACCATCACCTGATAAGGAATATAAGAAAGCTAAGAAGTTTGTAGAGACATTAACTAAAGAGTTCCCTAAAGGTATACTAGTACTAGGTAACCATGACCTTATACCTCAAAGACAGATGAAGGAAGCGGGTCTATCAGATGTTATCCTCAAGACATACAATGACCTATATCATCTACCTAAAGGGTGGAAGGTAGAACCTCTTAAGCATATAATAGAACCATGGGATGTATTAGTACACCATGGTATTAACACATCAGGGCCTATGGGTGCTCTTAATAAGGCTATCTTAGAAGGTTGCTCATGTGCTCAAGGCCACTGTCACAGTGAGGCATCAGTACATTACTTTGCTAACCATGAAGCCTTAAGGTTTGCTATCAATACAGGCTGCTTATGTGATAATACAGCATTAGCTATGAGATATGCTAAGTATTCTAAGAAGAAGGGTATCCTAGGAGCAGCTATAATATATGGTCCTAGCCATGCTATCTTCGTGCCGATGCAATTAGGCGCCAAGGGAAGACAACGCTAGCATATCGACCGAATGTTAAAAGTAGGTTTACACCCAGGAAACGGGTATTATGGTAAAAGAGTACATATATCATACACTTACTGGGGTGGGTATAATACTACTCGTTGACATATGGACCCCTTCGTGTTATAATAAGGGTACGAAAGGAGATTGACCATATGACCACATGCTTTTGTAAGACATGCAACGAGGTACTAACGGAAGATAACTGGGCTCCAAACAGACGGAAGAAGGGGTACAATCTGTGTAATCATTGTTATAGTGCGTACCTTAGAGCATGGAGAGCAAAGAACTCCAAAGAGGATACACCCAGAAGGAAGATGTACAGAGATAAGTGGAAGTGGACCAAGTATCAGGACAATAAGGACAAGGCCATTCAACGCCTGGGAGGGAGATGCAACATGTGTGGACTTTATGACAGAGAACTATCTGTGTTTGAATTCCATCACATAGACCATACTACTAAAGACCCTAAGAATAATATAGTTATCTTACTTAGACAAAACTGGGGAGATAGGATAGAGACAGAGCTTGACAAGTGTGTTGTGTTATGTGCCAATTGTCATAGGAAGGTACACGCCAGAGACAAGTACGATGCTCATAAGAAACGTGGTTCCAAGGGGAGGAAGAGATGAGTATATATAAAGTTATACTACGTATAGGTATTCAGGTATGTATAGGATTGGTTGCTATGCGTTATGGTAGTGGTACTATAGGGTTCTTTGTATTCCTACCCATATGGGCAATTAGTTGGCTATGTTACGATAGGGTAGCGAAACTTGATTGGGGGGTATAGATGACACAGAAGATACGGGATAGGGTTAAGGAACTACAGGAGCAGTTGTATGAGGACTTAGATTACTATGATTATGGTATGAGGAGTGTTGATAAGTTATGTACTACTATAGAGAAGTTATGTGATGTGGTGGAAAGCATTAAGATAGATAAGGTTGACTATAGAAATGAGTATGTAGAGACTAACCGCACCGCTGACCTTAAGAAGGCTCTTAAAGAGTGGGGGGATAAGGTATGAAGATACCCACTAAACTAGATATACTAGGACAGATGTTTATAGTAAAGAAGAACAAGGCCTTATCAGATGAGACAGGTAGTGTATTATGTGGTAGTTCTATAGCAGCTAAACAGGAGATACACATTAATACATCCTTCCCTCAAGAGGTACAAGAGTGTACTCTTATACATGAGATAATAGAAACTCTTAATACCTTACTGGAGATGGAGATGCCTCATAAGAATATATCATCATTAGAATCAGGTCTATATCAAGTACTTAAAACTAACAAGCTATTGAAGGATTAACCTACAAGGAGAATAACATGTCAAGACTTAAACCACACGCTGATTATCTAATACTTAAGCCAGATCCAGATGGAGTACAGAAGGTAGGTAGGATATTTGTAGATACTAATGTAGCATCAGATCTACTTATAGGTACTGTAATAGAAGCAGGTCCAGGTAAGCTACTGTATGACGGTTCATATGCAGACCTTACCTTTACTGAGGGTATGAAGGTAGTATATCCTAAGTATGCTACAGAGATAAAGCTAGATGGTGGTAAGTTCCATATTGTAGTAGCAGCTGAGATACTTAGTGAACTGATTGAGGAAGAAGGTGATGATGAGAAGGAATGAAGTAAAGGATGAAGATTACCTTGATTATATAAGAGAGCAACCATGCTGTATATGTGGACATAAGTCTTATGGTGATAAGCCTACAGGTAAACCTCATCATAGTGCTGCTCATCATGTTAATGGTAGATGGAATGATTATGATACAGTACCCTTATGTGACTTTAAGACATCATCATATGGTAATAATAACTGTCACCATGACACAGTACATAAGAAGATGAAGCATTATAGACCTATATTAACTAAAGTATCACATGAGTATAGACTAAGGTATATAGAGATACATGGAGATGTAGTAGAAGAGGAGGTATAGGATGCCTGTAAGGACTTTAGCTGTGGATGTAGATTATACTCTTATTAACGGACATGATGAACTGTTCCCTGGTGTAGAGAATAAGCTTAAGGAGTGGAAGGTAAGATATACTACCCTTATATGTTGGTCACATAGTGGAGGAGATCATGCTAAGAGAGTATGTAAGAAGCATAAGATAGAGAAATACTTTACACACTTTATAGATAAGCCTGATGTTATAGTAGATGATAGACCAGAGAGTATAATAGAGTTCCCTGCTATACTACATGTAGTAGACCCTAAGAAGTGGTGGTCTTTACCAGACAAAGAACTGTTTAAGTATAGTAGAGACTGGTTCCATGATAACTATACGAGAGAAGAGGAGGATAAGTAATGAGAAAATCAAGGTTAGTGGTAATGGTTATAGGTATACAATTAATGTCTCTTCTATTAGGTTTAGGAGCTATAGGAGCTATTGTATATGTAAGTATTCACTTTATTAGTAAGGTTTGGTAAGGGGAGGTATAGTATGAGGATTAAGGACTATATGACTACAGAAGGGAAGAAGATACTCATTGACATGGATAGGGTTATCTATATACTACCCAGCAGTGATACGGTAAGGATGGGGTTCACTAGTGGTGGTCACATAAATGTTACTCTAGAGAGTGCTCGTAAACTGCTCGATGGTTTATGGTTTGACTATTCTGAGGAGGATAAGTAATGGTATGTAAAGTATGTGAGAAGTGGAATGAGGAGTTCCAAGCTAAGTGTGACTGTGTTGAGGATAGCGTGACACTAGCGGAGCAGGAAGCTAAAGTATATGGTCTTGACATGTGTATAAGCAAGCCTTCAAGGACTGCAGTTGTACCGCCCTATTCCTCAGGTGATATGGTACAGCTAAGTGACGGGTACTATACACCAGATCAGAGGGGTGAAGGCTGTACAGGATGCTCCTCATGCAACGATTGTACGTCAGACAAGGGTACATACATGATTAAGGATGATTATATGGAAGAGATGTTAGATGGCATAGCAGAGGTACGTAGGATACATAGAAGTGATAAGGAAGGTGAAGAAGGTATAGATACAGCTCTTATTAAGATAATACTTAATGCTACAGGTATGTTGAATGCACTGTTGGAAGAGGATAAACTGTTGGAATCATTGGGGGAATAGATGATGGCACCTAAACCATACTGGCTACTTCTTTATAAGGGGAATGGTAAGGATTGTCCTAAGTGTGAGGAGCCTTTAGAGGCTCTTACTGAGGATGGTATAGCATACCGCTGTACCGGATGTGCCTCTGTATATTACACTAAGGCAGCTACACTTCAGGAATACCCCCCAAGTTGTGCAGACTGCCTGTCACGAGCCGATAACGGTATAAAAAGGGATAGCCATGAGTAGTATCAACTACGTAGCCATAGACATAGAAACAACTGGTCTTAACAGTCATAAGGAAGATGTGTTATGTACTGGTATATATAGCCCTAAGAAGTTTGTATGTGGTAAGGGTAAGAATGTACCCCCTAACCTCCTTGACTATCAACAGATATATCACAATGGTCTATTCGACTGTCAATGGGGTATAGAAGGATTAAGGTTAGATCATGATACAGCTATCCTCTCCTCCCTCCTACCCGTAGAAAGCCATAGCTTAGAAGACCTAGCTGTAGACTTCCTAGGTGTTAAGAGATGGAAGAAGATGGTTAACCGTAAGAAGCTAGATGATAGTGATGATACTAAAGCATACAATAAGATAGACTGTGAACAGACATATAACCTATTCCCCGTACTGTGGAAGGCTGTAGAGAAGAGGGGTATGTTAGACTATTATCTTAACTATTCCATGCCCTTAGCTAGAGAACTACTACATATGATAGAAGGAGGAGTACGTATAGATGTAGATAAACTACATGAACTAGCTACAGAGTATAACACCAAGGCACAGGAACAAGTAGATACCCTTAAATCATCATACCCTAAGTATATAAAGAGAATAGAACAGAAGCTACTTAGAGAAGCTAGAGCTAAGGTAAAGGGTATGAGCTATAAAGACCTAAGAACAGCTAACCCTGCCAAGTATAAAGCTACCTTCAACATTAACTCAGTACAACAGATGCTTAAGCTGTTCCACCTAGATGGCCTATACCCTAAGGTAATAGACCCTAAGACAAAGAAGATGAAGAACAGTACCAGTAATGAAGCCTTATCAGCCATAGACAGTCCTATAGCTACCATAATACTAGAATATAGAAGTCTTATAAAGATAGCCCAGTTCTTTGCTAAGTGGGATGAGGTAAGAATAGAGGATATGATATACCCATCATACTCAACATACAAGGTAAGAACAGGTAGAGCGTCATCATCAGAACCTAACATACAACAAGTACCTGTAAGAAGAGATGGTAGAGTAAGGGAGATATTCATACCAGCAGAAGGTAAACTATTCAGTATAGCAGATTATAGCCAAATAGAACTAAGATTAGCAGCTCACTTCTCCTGTGATGAGCACCTGATAGCCCTTATATCAAGTGGTGTAGACTTCCACGGATGGGTAGCTAAAGACATAATGGGCTTAGACTGTGAACCTAATGAAGTAAAGAAGAAGTACCCTGCTGCTAGAGACATATCTAAGACCCTAGTATACCTTACCCTATACGGTGGTGGAGTAGCAAGGTTCCAAGGTAACCTACAAGCTCAAGATATACACATGGAAGAAGCTAAGTGTAGGGAAATACTGAAGAAGTTCTATGCTACCTTCCCTCAACTAAGACAGTACGGCTTTACCTTAGGAGCTGTAGCAGAAAGACAGTTATATGTAACCTCCCTATTTGGTCGTAAGCTGTGGTTAGATGAAGAGAATGCTAGGTTCTTTGCTCTTAATACTAAGCTACAGGGTAGTGCAGGGGAGTTAACCTTATTCTCCTTAATAGGTATGGGGCCTGCTATAAGAGAGATAGGGGGTAGGTTAGTAGCTACTATACATGATGAGGTTATAGTAGAACATACTCCTGATATAACAGATAATGTTAATGATATAATACAACATCATATGATAGAGAAGGTACAGGGTTTAAGGGTTCCATTAGAAGCTGAAGTTAATGTAGGAACAACATGGGGGGCTAAATGAGTGAGAATGTAGAGGGACTGCCTATAGTAGTGATGGATGAAAGAGAGTGGACCGAGGAAGACCAGAGGATACTGGATATATTACATGACATGTTAGGGGAGTACGGCCCCTGGGGGGATAAAGATGAGAGAGATAAAGTTTAGGGTGTGGGATGGTATGGAGAAGCGCATGATTTCATGGTGTGAAACCCTACAACGTACGCTATTACAGTTCACTATGCCAAACATGAACCAAGCTCGATTCAGTGCTATGCAGTACACAGGTCTTAAAGATAAGAATGGTATAGAGATATATGAAGGTGATGTACTTTCTTACCAGGGGAGTGTACTCCCCGGAGTAGAGTACATAGACTGGACAAGGGGTCCAGTAGATTCTTATGACTGTTCAATGGACTGGTGTATAGGCTTTACCTTTGAAGAAGATCCCGAAGACTGTGAAGTAATAGGTAATATATATGAGAACCCTGACTTACTTAAGGAGATATAGGATGGAGTTCTGGATGAAAGACCCAAGGGATATGACCGAGGACGAGAAGTGGAGGCTGCCTACAGGCCCCATAATTAAATGTGAACGAGAGTGGACACTTGCTGAAGACATAGCAGGTAAGTCAAGGGGAGCAAAGAAGTGCTGGTGTGAGATGATGGAGATAAAGATAGTACCTATAAGCAACAGCGATACTTTTTATGACATGGTAGATAAGACAGGGAATAGGTGGAAGTTAAGGCAGTTCCTTAATGGTGCGTGGTTTAGGGAGCCTGTATATATTTAAAGGTAAACTACACAAGGAGATATAATGGCTAAGAAGGATATACTTAAAGATCTAGGAGCTTATGGAGCTAATGTACTACGTAAGGGTAGTGATACTAAACGACCTGATATAATACCTACAGGTATACCATCACTAGATATCCTTACAGGTGGTGGTTGGCCTAGAGGTAGAGCATTAGAATACTTTGGGCCAGAAGGCAGCGGTAAGAGTACACTAGCTCTACTAGCTATAGCAGAAGCACAGAAGATGGGATTAGCTTGTGTTTACATAGACTTAGAGAGAACATATGATCCTTTATACTCAGCTCTGCTGGGTGTGGATAATGAGATGATTATAGCTCCTACCTTTGATGATGGAGAATCAGCTATTGATGCTGCTATTATGATGGCAGATAGATGGGATGAGGTAGCGGATAAGACAGGCTTACCTTCTGAGTTAGGGATAATGGTTATAGATAGTGTAGCAGCCTTACTACCCAGAGCAGAGAAGGATGCTGAGATGGGTGATAGTCATGTAGGGCTTATGGGTAGGATGACTTCTAAGGCTTGTAGGATACTCACCCCCTTACTACACGACAGGAACGTCACCATCCTCTATATCAATCAACTGAGAGGTACTATTAATAGTGGTCCCTTTGCCCCTAAGACAGGTACTACAGGTGGTAATGCTATTAAGTACTATGCTTCATCAAGAGTAGATGTAAGAAGGATAGGACAGATTAAGTGTAAGGATGCTGTAGTAGGAGCTAAGATAAAGATTATGCTTAAGAAGGATAAGATATCGGGTAATGAATCTAAACATACTACTGTAGATATGTTCCATGGTAAGGGCTTCTCTATTATAGGAGACTTAATTGATCTTTCTATCGAAAAGGGGTTGACAAAGAAGGGGGGTGCATGGTATACTTATAAAGAACAAAGGTTCCAAGGTGCTGAGAATATGAAGATATGGCTTAAGGATAATCCTAATGAACTAGAAGAGCTTAGGTTGAGTATAGTAGGGGGTGGAGAGTGATAATAACAGGGATAGATCCTGGCGCACATAGTGGGGTAGCCATACTAGAGATAATCAATACCTCAGTAAAGGAGTCTATAACTGTACTTAATACTTATCCAGTATCCTTAATGCCTGCATCACGTAAGGGTAGCAAGGTAGCGGGTGGTCGTAGGTTACAGGATTATATAGATCAACTATTATCTATATTCATAGACCATCAACCAGATAAGATATACTGTGAAGAACCATTCATCAAGTTCCGTAATGCCAGTAAGTCGATGAATCGTCTACTTGCGTGCGTTGATATAGCAGCTCATATGTATAAGCATGATACTGTAATAGGTCTTATAAACCCTTCAGTAGTAAAGAAGACTGTATCAGGTAATGGTAAGATAGATAAAGAACCTTTAGCTAAGGTTGTAATGAAGATGGTAACTAACCCTAACATGGTACAATCTCTAATAGACAACAAGTCCTTTGATGTCACTGATAGTATAGCTATCGCATTGGCAGGTAACATTATAGGAGATATATAATAATGGATATAATAACCAAGGAGATAACAATGTATGCCTTTACTAAACCTCAACCCTCTAAGTCAGACTTAGCTAACTGGAAAGAACACTTTGCTCTTAAAGGTAGATATTCAGAGATACAGAAAACTCCTCATGGTTATGTTCTGTTAGTAGAAGGAGAAGGTCAAGAGATACCAGAAGAGAAGTCCTATTACCAAGGACAGTATGACCCTGTAAGAGGACCTTGTATATACTGTGGTGGTACAGATCATATAGAAAGATATAACCAATTCGATCCTCACTTTAGATTCTGTGATAAGACCTGTGTAGAGCTATATAAGCGTAGGTTAGCTAATGAGAAGGATAAGGTTAAGAATGTAAGGAGGAGACACTGATGAATAAGAGAGATAAGATTATAGAGGCTATAGATAGGGCAAATAAAAGTTATATCCTTACTCCAACAGGGGTGGAGAACATAGCTGATGCTATTATGGCTATTGATGAGGATAAGCCACCAAAGCTTACCTTTCAGGGGGTTCCTATAGTATTTGATAAAGAGCTAAAGGAGGGGGAATATGGGTATCTTGAGAGAATGGGTGATGGGGTAGTGTTTGTAGTTCAGGATCTTCCTAAGAAGCCTAACGAATATGACATTAAGCAGCTATCAAGAATTTCACATATCCCCGTTGATATGCTACCTAAGACTCTGGTTGAGGCTTACTGTCTTGGTAAAGACCACCGAGGGGAATCCCCCATGTATGAGGAGCCTATACCTGAGACAGCTCTTCCTGAGTGGGAGAAGAGGTTTGATGGGATAAAGGATATATTAGCATCAGGGAAAGGCCCATTCGAGCAGCCCTTCGTTGAGGGGTATCGTGTAGATAAGGTTAAAGCCTTCATACGTGAGGAGTTTAAGAGGATGGGTGATGATATCAGAAGTAGACTTCCGGTTGATGATGATGAAATATCCGAAGCTTTAAAGAGTAGAGGTATATAGATGACTAAAGAAGGAACTACTGAGAAGAAGGTAGGAGTAGAAGTACCCACATGGTATGATGGTATACTGTTCTGGTATTATCCTCAGACAGGTGGGTGGGAATATAGAAGAGATAATGATAGAGCTTATACTATTGCTAATGAACGTAAGGATGACATAGAACGTATAGTAAAGGATATGTATGCCGAAGACCAAGAGAAAGCCTATAAAGGTTGGGACTCGGACTAAAGGTAAGAAGATACCAGTTCGGGGGAACAGGAATAAGAAGAAGATTAAGGTAGCGAGGGTTAGGATAAGACCTAAGCAGCCTATCAAGAAGGATGAAGAGATAGAGGTATCAGTAGAGATAGAGGATAATATAGGATGGAGAGACTATATCCTACTAGGGCAGTTAATAGCAGGAGTAGCAGCAGGAGCTTATAAGGCGTATAAGTGGTGGCAGAATAGACCGCCCCCACCCCCAAGGGATAATAACCCCTTTAGGTTCCCCAGTATGACTCCTCTCTATACACCGATGTATATGATGCAAGCTAGTATGATGCAGACAGCAATGACTCAATCAACTTTAATGTACTCAATAGGTTTAGGAAGGTGTGGTATTATATGAGGATATACAGTAGAATATACTATACAATGCCCTATCAGACATACCCCTCAGTGTCCACAGGATGCCCGTCACTGGACGATCACCCCTTTAGTAGGGGTAAGGGTAGGGGTAATTATGGAGAGCTGTAAGTACTTGATATCATTAGGGGTCGTTATTGGAGATGCTCTCACAAGGCCCTACAGTGAGTTGGTGGCATTACAGTGGGTGCTAATACCCTTTAGGAGAAACAATGACAGCCAGATATTATAACAAGTTAAATAAGAAGTATTGTATATGTAATATGGTGTGGGCTGCTGTAGTTACCTTGTGTATGTTAGGAGTTATTTATATAGTTAATACTATTTATAGTATAGTAGTTAATAGTATAGTGGAAGGAGTATGATATGAAGGTACTGTGTCCTACAGCTACAAGAGATGAGTTATTATATACCCACCTATCAGATGGTAAGTGGGTAATAGCTACTACAATGGATTGGATATGGACTATAACAGGGGATCAACAGATAGAGCTTAGAGCAGAGAAGGGATATGTTATATGTGATACACTAGAAGGACCTTTATATACCTTATTAGAATCTTACTCCGTTGGGGAGTATAACGTAGGAAAGGAGGAGGGATGATATTCGCAGCATCAATGTTAAAGTCATTAGTTATAAACAAGTATACTATAATAGGTACAGTTATTATATGTATAGCTATAGGAGCATACTTTAAAGGTAGAACAGATATGCAACATAAGTACCAAAGGAAAGCCTTAAAGGAGGTGGTATCATATGCGTGTGAGATGGATAGGATTACTAATACTTATAAGTCTATGCCCGTTAATGCAGCTAGGATGCTCTCAGGCCAGGTCAGCAGTCACTATAGGGGTGAGATACCCACTAATGCGACCAATAAAGATAAATGAGAATGGTTGTATATGTGACGATATGCTGAGGGATGCTGCTCTTAACAGTAAGGACTTGCAGGAGCTTATTGATAAGATGTATGCCCTGCCATGCGTGAAGGAGGTACGATGAATAAGATATCTAAGTTTACAGCAGCAGCGATAGGTATGTTAGTAGGAGTAACAGCTATGGATGTAACAGTAGGTAAGGATGTTACTATAAGACAAGCTAAGAAGGCTATGGGTGGTGTTATAGCTCTGTATGATAGTCTACAAGATAGTATTATAGTACATGAGAATGAGAAGGATATAGAACCCTTTACAGGCAGAGCAGAGTATATAGGAGATATACCTGAGAGGATATTCAATAGGATGTATGATAGTGTAGTAAGGATTAACTTTGTACATGATAGAGGATTGGGTAATAAGTCATGTGATGAAGCTGGCACATCATGTGGTACAGGTACAGTTATATACTCTACAGATACTCATTCATATATACTAACCAATAAGCACATAGGAGGAGCAAGCCTTATGTGTGGTCAGATGATAGAATCACCACAGCACATGGGCCTTATCAAAGGCTCCACAGTGTTTGTATCAACACAAGCAGACCTAGCCCTTATAAGAGCAGAACGTCCACTGAGGGTATCACCACTGTCCGATAAGCCCCTATCCCTACATGACACCACAGCTGTAGTAGGCTGTCCATGGTGTCTAGAGTGGTTTACTGATATAGGCTTTGTATCTAAAGAGAACCAGATGGTATTAGGCTCATGGGCAGAGCAGTTAGCTTCACATACCTATCCAGGTAATAGTGGTTCACCTGTCTTTAATATGCAAGGTGAGCTATCAGGTGTTATCTTTGCAGGTATAAGAGGTATGCATAATATAGGATATAACATCCCTTGGGAGTCTGTTATGACATTCTTGTCAGAGGCAGGGTTCCCCGATAACCTACCCACCACCCCAGTAACAGGAAGAAGGATACTTATACGCAGTACTACAGACACTAACCAACAACTAGGTACTCCCTACTTCCCTCTAGCCCCCTCCCCTATAGGAGATGAATAGCAAAAGCCCCCAGTTACGGGGGCTTATTTGTATCTACTTATCCATATACTTATATATCTTATCAGGCATTCCATCCTCCATCCACTCTTCCACGTTGAAGCATGGACAGGTCTTATGCTTATTATACTCTCTATGACCTACTACAGGCATAACACCATAAGTCATGAATATACCTTCTATAACTATCTTAAGCTCCTTAAGCTGCTCACTATTAAACTTATACATCTTATTACCATCATCACCACCTATCATACATATACCTATAGAGTGTGAGTTATGTCCTTTACAATGAGCACCTACAGTATTAATATCTCTACCCCAACCTACCCTTCCATCTGATTCTATAACTATATTATAACCACACCCATCCCAGCCTCTAGCCTTATGCCATCTGTCAATATCCTTAATGGTGATGCCATGTCTACTAGCACTACAATGAATGATTATCTCATTAATACTCCTCTTATCACTTACGCTTCTCTTCTTCATTGTTACCTACTTTCTTTATACGCCTGTTACGCCAAGCTATAGCAGAGTCTTTCCACCCC